GCACCTTGATGTTGAAGTTGTAGGGCGCGGTCGCCGGGGTCGCGCCCCAGATCTCCGCGATGATCTGGCGGGCGGTCTCGACGTTGATCGTCTCGGCCGCACCCTGCACGAGGCTCGGTTCGAGCGACGTGCCCAGCTCCGCCATGATGTCCTGCATGGCCTCCTGGCTGTAGTTGATCTTCATCGCACGGCGCTCGGTCTCGGCCGTGCTGGTCGTGATCTGGACGTCGACCTCCGGCAGGTTCGCCGAGCCCTCCGAGTCCCAGCGATAGGACGCGGTGTTCGTCGAAGCCGTGGTGAAGGTCTCCAGGCCGCCCAGCGTGACCGACCACGCACCCGTGGCGTAGTTGATCGAGCTGGCCGAGATCGTCACGGCCGTGCCGGACGCCTGGACGAACGCGCCTTGGCCGGTGTCCGCCAGCACGACGGTGCCCGAGCCGGTCGTGACCAGCGAGAGCCGGACGGTGCCAGGACGGACGCCGCCGCCGTCGCTGTAGGCGAGCGTGCCCGAGTTGGTCGCGTTGCCCGAACCGAGCGCCGCGATCGGCTCACCCGAGACGACGTCGTTCGAGTAGTTCTGGCCGCCGTCCTGCCAGCCGGTGTTCGCGTCGAACAGACGCTGGCCCTGGTAGTAGGAGCCCTTCGTCTTGCCGATGACCCAGTTCCAGTAGACGATCGTGGCGACGCGGCGCGTGGTCGGCTGGACCGACACGAGGTCGTTGATCGGGTTGTTCGGGAAGGCCGCGCGGATGATCGGGAAGATGTAGTCCGCGAACCCGCCGACGGTGGCCGAGCGCGTGGCCTCGTCGATGACGAAGCGACCGCGGCTGTCGAGCGACTTGCGGCACGAGCGGGCCATCCACCGCTTCGCGTTCTCCAGCATCAGCGCGGTGTGCGCACGCAGGACGTCGTCCTTGATGCTCAGGTCACCGGCCTCGGTCTCGGAGAGATACTCCTTCCAGCCGCCTTCGGCCTCGGGAGTGTTGGCCAGTCGGAGACCGGCATCCATCTGGGCCTCGAACAGGCCCTGGTCGTTCAGGATCATCATGGTCGTAGCTCTACTTTCGTTGGTTGAGGGAACAGCTTCACTTCCTGCCGGCAGCAGCAGCGGCGAGGCGAGCGCCTCGGCTTGACGGAGCCTTCCTGGACTCGTCGATCCGCTTCCCTGCGTCGGCTTCTGACTTCACCGCACCGCGCGGCAAAGTCGGCCGGGAGTCCTCGACGACGCTTTCCACCACTGCCGGCAGAGATCCTGCAGGCTCCGTGTTGGTGCGAACCGCCAAGGGAAGGAGTTGCTCGGCGAAGTCCCACACCTTGTCCGCCGACTCGGCACCTTCCAGGAGTTCCCGGAAAGGGCTGAGTGCCGGGACTTGGCGCACGGCTTCGTCGACCGCCTCCATGACTTGCCCGCTGATCTCCCGAGCGGGCCTCGCGGCCAGAAGCGCCTCTGCCGTCGCGAGCTTCGCGGAAACGCCCGCGTAGATCGTGGTGGCTTCGGCAAGCTGTTCCTGCAGCTCGCGAACGGTTTCGTTGAGCTTGGACTCAGCACCTTCCAGCTTCGCACGCAGTTCCTCGGCTTCCTCGGCCGTCGCCCTGTGTGCCTCGCGCAGCTCCTGGATGGCCTGCATCGCTTCGGACAGGTCCGTCGCGCCATCACCATGCGTCGCATCTCGCACGGCCGACTCGATCAGGTCGTCGATCTGATCCGTGCCGATCTCTTCCAGCACCAGCAGCTTGCTGAGCACGAGCGACTGCGCGTCTTGGACGCGGCTGAAGCTCGGTGCCGTGCGTAGCTGCCTCGCGGCGCGAAGCAAAGAGACTCGGAGATCACGACGTCCTGTCTCGTCCAGCTCGTCGATTGACGAACCGCACAGCGACACGACGGACTCGACGACCGAAGCGGTGGTCGGGTCCAGAGCTGCGGAGGCAGCGGACTTCGCATCCTCTGCCACCGAGCTGCGTGCCGGAGCCGGGTCTTCGCCCGACTCCGATTGCATCAAGCGCGGATGCGCGCCTGACACAGAGGGACGCATCACGCCGTCCCACGTTTCGAGGACGTAGTCGTCGGGGTTGACCCGACCCTTCTCGTCCACCGATCCATTTCCGCGCGAGCTGACGCCCCACTTGACGTTCTTGCGCGTGTATTCCTGCAATCGGAGACCTTCCGGCGTGTCGAGCAGTTCGAACTTGGCGTGGACCGTCCCGTCCTCACGCAGCTCGGCGTGCGTCACGACAAGGCCCAGCTTGTTGCCGTCGGTGCGTCCGTCTGCCGGGTGCTCCAAGTGCCCGACCATGGCGCGCTCGCGAATGGCCTGCTGCGCAGCCGAGTTCGGGTCCGCGATCCACTTCTCCCAGATCTTGCGCGGATAGTAGCGGTTGTTCGCGTTGCGCTTGTCGCTCGCCTGGGCCGGGCCTTCGACGACCCATACACCACCCTTCGGCATCTTGATGGTGCGACCGTCGAGCTTGCGCTCCTCCAGCTCCATCTCGTCGATCGACTCGACGAGCTTCATGCCCTGGAAGGACTCGTCGAGCTTCGCCGGCTTGCCGAACGCGAACCAGACCTTCTCGCCCTGGCGGCAGTAGCCGGTCTCCGGGACGAACGAGCCCGCGGCCCCTTCACACAACAGGATACGGGTCATAGGTGAACGAAGTTGTTCGGTTTGGTCTGGTCCATCTCGGCCTCGGTCTGCGCCAGCAGCTCCGCGACCACGTCTCGTGCGGCTCCGCGATGGATCAGGTTGATGATCCGGTCTTGCGTCGGGATCACCTGAACCGCACGGAACTCTCGCGCGGCATCCACCGCGCGCGTGGCGAGCATCTTCGGAAGCGTCCACCAAGTCAACTGGCGGACGACCTGCGGGCTGTAGCTCCCGAGCCTGTGACTTGTCCGATTGGTGTCGTCGAGGTGGATGACAAACTCCTCGACCTCGGGGATCCAGCGCAGGACGAAGAACGTCTTGAGCGGGATGCTAGTCGGCAGCGGCGCGCGAGCCATGGCTGTCCTCCTTGTGCTCCCGCTGCTCGTCGAACGCCGGACGGGCTGCACCGCAGCCAGGGCAGGTCTTCGGGTAGCGGCCAGGATAGACCGGCATGGGGAACGAGCACGCAGGGCACGGCTCCCCTTTGACCTTCTGCCGCGACAGCGCCCGGATGAGGCCCGGCGAGAAGCGGCGCTCCTCGCGTAGCTTGGTCATGCGAACAGCTTGCGCGGAACGAGTTCGCCGCGTGCGTGCGTGATCGTGACGGTGCCGTGCGCGCGAAGCTGGTTCGACGCACGGAAGCGCCAGAACCTCTGCGCGTCGATCGCGTTCGGCCCGTCGACCGTGAACGTCACGGTCGCGAGCGGCGGGACAGTCACCGAGTTGACCAGCGACCCGAGCAGACGAACCTGCCGGGTGCTGTAGCCACCGTCCAGGCCGGTCGCCCCGTTCTGGAGAGCCAGCACGAGGTTCTCGGTCCTGGAGTGGTTCTGCACTTCGACGTGCACGTCACCGAGCGCGATGATCCCCAGAGTGGTGCCGGGGATGCCCAGCGATCCGACACGCTCGAAGATGAAGTCTTGGTCGGTGGTCGACGCGCTCAAGGCCGGATCGCGGCCGACGGCGAACTGAACGACGCTCGGAGTTGTTCTCGTGTTGGACGCCATCTTGTAGCCCTAGCGCGTTGACTCGGTGTCAGTGAGGAACAGACGGTCGGTCAGACCGTCTTGATCTGCAGGATCTCGTCCCCGCGGATCTGCAGCTCGCCGCGGCCACCGCCGCTGGCCTGCAGGCGCAGGAAGTTGTCCTGGCCCTGACGCAGGCGGACCTGCCACTCGCGATACTGACGCGCCGGGATCGACACGTCCGCGACGGCCGTCAGGTTCGGGGTGGCGGCCGTGTCGGCCCAGGTCGTGCCGTCGGCCGAGACCTGGAGGGTCACGACGATCGGGCCGGTCTGCGGCTCGTTCTGGTTCTCGGCGCGGATCGTGAGCAGACCGCCGCGGCGGACCGAGAAGGTGAGCGGGGCGTTTTCCGTGACACCGGCACCGAAGCCGTAGGTGCCGATGTTTGCGACTTGCGTGCGTGGCATCGTTCGTATCCTTGTGGTTGGGTTGGCTGTTCGCCGCTCGGAAAGCTATTCCGAGGCTGCTTGCAATGCAATCTCCTGGACGTCACCGGCAGCCGAGACCACCCCGGAGCCGTCGAACGAGAAGTCGCCGTAGACCTGCTGCGAGGCAAGCCACGAGAGGAACTCGCTCATGGAGGGCCGACTGCCCGCCGCGTAGGACACCCACTGCTCTGCGAAGCGCACAAGGTGCCCATCTTCGTCCGCCGTGGCGGCGAGCCCGTTCTCGTCGATGACGAGAGAGTCGACGACAGAACCACGTCCGTCGCGAAGCAGAATCTTACCAACCTGACGCTCGCGTGTCTCGGCTTCAACGAGCTGATCGAGGAACACGACCGGGCGTTCCATGGTGATCTGGATCCACGGCTTGAAGTCATGCTCCAGTTCCGAGGTGGACCACGTCAGGAGCTTGGACAGGTAGGCAGGTCGCGCGAAGTGCGCGCGGCTCTGCGCGTCTTGGATCGCGCGCTCCTGGTCGGCGTCGCCCGGAGGCGCGAGCAAGTAGCCCTCCAGGTGGTCGAACGTCCAGGTGCCGTCTCCAACCGCGCGAGGCAGGGCGTCGATCGCGATCACGCCAACGCCAACCTCGTCCTCCTTCTGCCACCAGTCGGACCGGAACACCAACGTCGACCGGTCTCCGACCACCACGAAGTCGATCGGCAACGACACGTCCTGCGACGGAACTCGTAGTTCCATTCCGGACTGCAGGGCGTTCAAGAGTTTGGGGTCCATCTCACGCGATGAAGATCTTCTCAGGGGGACCGGCGCGGAACTTCCAGCCTAGCGATTTGACGAGCGCGATGCACTGATCGGCTTCGTCCTGGCTCGAACACTTCGCCTTGACCAAGTAGGTCTGCAAGTCGATGTCGTGTCGCACGAGGATCTGCCCAGCCGACGATGCACCGATCGCGCCCGAGCCAACGGACCACTTGTCCGGCATGGTGTATCGCTCGGTGTGCACGTTTCCGAACGAGTCGCCCTTGCCGACCATGTAGACGTCCAAGCGCAGGGCCAGCGACAGGTCGAAGTAGAGGTGCTTCGCGTAGAAGCCGCCCTTACGGAGACAGCAAAACACGCCCTGCGAGCCGCCCTGGGAGAAGTCAGAGCTTGGAGACGCCCCGTCCTTGACGACGCCATAGAACGGCTTGACCTCGTTCGCCAAGAGCGCGCCATTGACGCTCACGTCCTTGAAGAACTGGATTGTCGTGCTGTGGCCCAAGAGCGCATGCGCGACATACGTCGAGTCGCCCAGAACCTTCCGGA